AATTAAATTACTAAAAAATGTATGATTTTTTCTAGTTGCTTCGTGGTTTCCATCATAAATAATTGTTCTTACTTTTTGTTGTTTAACAAAATCAAAGTAAAGAGTAAGTTCATCCATAGAAGGAACTCTATCAAATAAATCTCCGCCTATGATATGTAAGGAAACATTATGTTCGTCAATAGCATCTTGCACTTGTTCAAAAAACATTTGATATCTAGCACAAGCCCATGCTGTGGGGACATTTTTTTGTCCTAATTTAATATGCCAATCTGCTGTAAATAAAATCATTTAATCCACCTAAGTCCATGTAATTGTTTTATGTCTGACCATATAAACCAAGCGTAATCAGTAGAGTCAGTTCCACTGCCTGTAAATGAAGGTCTTTTACTAAGTACGACCAGCCCATCAGGTGTAAATTGTTTCCAAAAATCATGTCTTGCTTGGCTTCCTAAAAAATTAATTCTTAATAACATGATTACTGTTGAAGCACACGCTATGGAGTGCTCAATAAATTCTCTTGCAATACTAAAGGGTGGATTGGTGAGGATTAAATCTACCTCACCATCCCACTCAAAATAATCTTTGCCTTCTTGAATTTCTGTCCAAGAAGTCTTGATTCCTTTGTTTTGTAGAAAAGATACTATTCTGCCATCTCCTTTGCATGGTTCATGCGCAGTCTTAAATTGACTCCAATCAATAGGGAGTTTTTCGTAACACCACTCAGGAGTTGGATAAAAATCGTATGCGTTTCTAGGCAACGAAGTCCTCGCCTGGTTGCCATTCACAACCTGTTAATCCACCAGCTTTAATTGCTTGTAGAGTTCTAAGTACTTCGTTGGCATTTCTGCCTGTATCAAGTGCATTTACACTTACGTGCTGTACAATATCATTTCTATCTATGATATATGTGGCTCTATAGCAAACACCTGCTTCTTCGTTTACTATTCCAAGTTTAGAAGACAGTCCTAAACCGCAATCTGCAGCTAAAGAGTGTTTGATGTTGCCAATGAGTTCATTATCTTGTTTCCAAGCTAATTTACAGAACTCATTGTCGCCACTTATACCGATTACATTAGCTTCATCAACTAATATATCCATACCTGCAATTTCTGTAGGGCAGATAAAAGTGAAATCTTTAGGATAGAAGTAGACTACTGTAAAGTCATGTTTCAATGGTTCATAATGCTCAGTAACTGATACTTGTACAAACTCATTATTTTCATTAACACCCTGCAAAGTAAATGCAGGAAACTTCTCACCTACTCCAATCATGATACGTCAAACTCCTCTGAAATTTCTTCAGAAACAGAGCCTTCTTCGTTATTGATTCTTCTTAGAAGCTCTAACTGTGCATCAGCAGTAGGTCTTGGTAGGACATCGTCCATAGACTTTAGATTTGCAACTAAGTCTTTTTCCCAATCTTCAAGTTCTCTTGGTTTGCACTTAAGAACTTGTAGTTGATACTCAACATTAAACACCTGCGGACCAGTTTTCTTTCTTTTGAAATGAATATCGTAACCAGTCACTGGGTCTGTTGGGTCGCCTAATTCTTCCATCGCTACTATGATTTGGTCGAATAGTTTTCTTTTTAGATTAAGAACTTTTACACTTTTATCAGCGTAGTCAATGCACTGGACGGCATAAGACCATCCACATTTTAAGTCTGGATAAAAGTCGCGAACATGGTCATGTTCTACATTATTGAAAGTTTCTGAGTTTCTATCAAACGCTAAACATTCCATAGGAATATTCTTGTTGTTTTCACCCTTAATCCAATAGACATATCTAGGTAATAAATCACCTACTAGTCTAACATGATGATCCTCACCACTAGAATAGTTGTAAGTATCGATTTTTTCTTTTTGGGCTGAGCCCTTGGTTTTATTAAAATTTATTGCCATTAGTTTTCCTCAATGTCTCCTCGAAACAAAAGTGAATCCGACCATCTTTTATTTCAAGCAGTCTGTTATTTATTAAAATATCTTCTGAAACTGGACATTCCAGAAGGTCTAGTGTGGTGTCTTTACTATTTACATAGTTGTGATAATTGCGAAAGGACGCGACACCTGCATACTCTGCAACTTCTTTATCACTACATGCTCGACCGACTTCAAGTAATTCTTTCGGATTCAGTAAGAACGACTTACCGCCAAATCGATACTGATAAAACTTAAAAGTCTTATCATAATAATTTTTAGGTTGAATCTTGTAAGTTATAATACGAAGGATTTGAATAATGTCATTGACATTTCCTTTGCTTATTTTTACAATCTTATTCCAGTCATATAGTAACATATATTATATCAAATTTTTAAGCGTGTGTCAAGAACTATTTTTCTCAGGTGTAGTACCATCTGAAGTTCCTGGATTAGGAGCATCTTGTTTATTCTCAACCCCAAGTAGTCTTCCTCTTCTTACCTTGTCGAGGTGCTCTGGGTCAAGAGTAGCATGAACACCAGCTTGTGCCATTTTTACAATACTACCTTGGTAAACATAACTACCGCAATGCATTAGTTCTACTAATGGTAATGCCCATATATCTACTCCAAAGTTTCTTACAGTTTCTGAAAACATATAATCTTCTGATAAATATCTATTTTGATGATTAATAATACAATCAAAATATGCCATTATTTGTTCACCTCGTTCAAATTCTCCCTCTCTTAAATGGTCAGGAGTGTATAGTCTTTCAGGGTGGTGCTTATCATATTCTTCAAATACAGACCTATGTACAAACATAAATCCTGTTGCACCTTCTTTAATTTTTACTGGCTCAAACACAGGTGCTTGTCCGTTTGGATATGCCTCTGGTAAAGCATTAAATACCATATCTCCTGCAACTTTTTCTAAATCTGTAGGACTATCATCATAGTTTCCAGTTTTGGCTGCGTGTAATACTTTTTCCCAAGCAATAGTTTTCTTTGGATATAATGCACAAAAAACTTGCATTTCAGGATTTTCTGCTAATAAATGCCACATATAGATTAAATCCATTGCATTCCACGCTATATCACTATCTATAAATAGTAAGTAATCGCAGTCACTTTTTAAGAAGTTTGCGACACAATAGTTTCTAGCGCGAGTAATTAGACTTTCATTAAACATATAATAAATTTGTAAATGAAGCCCATGAGTCATACATACAGCTGTAGTATCCATTAAGGACTTAGTGTATAGTCCGTGGCACTGACCGCCATACATAGGTGTTGCTAAATACACTTTGCTTTTACGCATTTCCTCTATATTTAGCTGAATTTCTTTTGATGTCATAAAATTTTTACCTCGTAATCTTGTTTTAGATAATACCCCATTCGGGCATTAGCTTGTCTCGCCGCAGTCTTTCCTTTCAAATGAATATCAACTACTACAGGAGTTTGTTTATTTTCTATTTTTCTTATAACTCTACCAATCAACTGAGTGAGTAATGGTTCATTATTTACTGGTGTTCCTAACACTAAACAACTTAAGTCATTTAATGATATTCCTTCAGAGAAAATTGACTGTGTTCCAAATAAAATATTTTTATTTCCTTTTATTTGCTCCATTACTTTTTCTCTATCAGTAAATTCCATATCTCCTGTAATTGATACAGCTTTGTCCCCGCAAAGTCTAGCACACGCCTTTAGAAATGCAACTCTATCTGACACTACTAATACTTTGTGACCTTGTGCAGCATACTTTGAAGCAATCAAAGATACGCTGTGGACGTATTCTTCATTGTAGGCTAAGTGATTAATCCTCTCCGCCCACGGAGTAAAAGAACCGTCTAAAAATCTAATATCAGATTTTATTATATGAATCTCTGGTATTAAATAATTTTCTTTTGGTGGTTTCATTACATTGTGACCAAAGTAATCACGAAAAACCACATGACGACCATCTTTTCGTTCGAGTGTTCCTGTCAAGCCTATCTTATAACGAGTAGGCATTTCGTCTACTATTCGTGTAAAAGTAGGACTACTGACATGATGCATTTCGTCTAAAATCAATGTCCCAAACTCTTGTTTTAGATCGTCCATTCGTCGGTACAATGTTTGGATATTGCCGACACAGATAGGGGCTTTTATATTAAATTGTCCACTACCTATTCTGCCTGCTTGTATTCCAAAGCATTTTTTTACCTCTTTTTCCCACTGATTTCTTAAGTTAGTTGTGTGGGTAACAACTAATGTTTTTTGACCAAGTTTCGCTGCGATAGCTAAACCTGTAAATGTCTTTCCCCAACTTACCCAAGCGTTAATTATAGAATTGTTTTGGACTTCGTCATGTACTATCTTTTGGCTTGGTCGTAAATCAAACTTAAATTTTTCATGTTCTACTGGCACTGAAACTCTTTTATCGACTATTTCGTATTCGTCTGGTATCAAATCCATTCTTCCAATAGGTATGGAAATTAAACCTTCTTTTATAAAACGAATTGTTTTAAATACTAAAGGCGGGTCTGATGGTATTCTAGGTGCAATAGTATAAGTCAGTTCCTTTTCGATAGAATTGTGCAAATCTTTATTTACACTCATGTATATTCTGTTACTAAGAACTGCTTTCATATATCTTGTTTCTCAAATTCGTACTAGAAAAAGAGTGCTGTCTACTTGTATAAAAAATCTCGTGCAACCCTTTACCTGTAAAATGTCTGTCGACATAATCCTCTCCAACAAATCGAAGATGTATTTTTGTAGCTTCTAGTAAATCTAATAGACTTTGTTCTGTGTCATATGGAATAATCTCGTCTACGTACTTACAGGCTCTTAACTGTATATATCGTTCATATACTGATTGCACAGGCTTATTCTTTTTCTGCCTATCAATAGTAGGGTCTGTTTGTAATCCTACTATTAAGTAATCACAATTTTCTTTTGCTTCTTTTAGCATTACAATATGTCCAGCATGAAGTAAATCAAAAGCGCCACAGGTAAATCCTATACTCATATTTTTACTCCTGCCCTTCTTGCATCTTGTTTTCTTCCTTGTTCTCTAATTTTTCTACTCTTTTCTGATATTGGTTTCAACATCCATAAGTAATCATTTTTTGCTGTTTTCATCAAATTTAATCCATTTGCCATCTAAAGCACCATTAACAAAATGCCAAGTAGTCATTTTATCTACTACACTTTTATTTGCTGTTTGTCCTATATGTACTCCTGCCGCATAAATCTGCTCATAATAAATATGTCTTAGTAATGCTTCTGTTCTATCTTTAAAAGTCTCTTGTCTGTGGTTGTTATCCCAAGGACTAGACCAGCCTAGTTTATTTTTTCTACTTCTTACATGCTCAGGAATAAAATCTGCCATAACTTCTCTTAGAAAATATTTGTAAGTTCCTGTAGGCCAACCTGCTTTTTGTTTCATTTTCATTCTACCATCTTTATGAAAGTGCCATCTAACAAAGTTTTGCCCTAAATATACAGGTCTTGATTCCATTCCAAACATTCCTGCTGTTTGGTCAGTTGCTAGAATATTCTGCTCTGAAGTCATAATTAAATCAAATAATAATCCATTATTAAAATGGTCAGTATCAGACCAAATATGCGGAGGTATGCCTTCTAGTTGTTCTTGCGCTCTTTGAAGAGTCTCGTCATCATACCCCTTTGTAAATCTTTTGGCATGATGATTATATCCACTAAATAACTCGTCTGCACTATCTCCTGTAATTACTACTTTACACCCATCAGCTGCTGCTGTTTTATTTAAAAGATATCTAGGTGCTTGTCTTCTCCAATCAGTCCAAGAGTAGTGAGTATTGTCTTGCCATTGCTGTCCAAATACTTTACCATCTTTTCTTTTTAATAATACTTTTTTATAAGGCACTCCCCATTCTTTGCAAGTTTTAACTGCCATATCAGATTCTTTTTTAAATCCTCTCATGTAATAGTGTTTGCCTTTGCTTTCTTCATAATCACAGATATACACATTTAAATCGATATCCATATCTTTGATTATACCCAATGCACAAGTGCTGTCTAATCCACCACTTAAAAATAATGCTGTTTTTTGTTTACTTTTTGCAATTTTTCTAACACTAGCAATTAGTCTATCTCTAAACTCATTTAAATCATACTTTTCGCTTTTTATTTTATAGTAATCCCATAAGTTCCACGATTTTATACTTCCAGTATTTAGATTCATTTTTGATATCTGTCCTGGAGCAGTCTTCCATATATTTTTATATGGAGTTTCTTTTTGAGGCCACTGTGGATTTCTTAAGAATCGAGGGTAGCCTGACTGGTCAACTCTTTTATGTATAAAACTTTTTAGACTTGTACTAAGTGTCCAATTGCCATTTTCATCTTCGCCATACCACAATGGTTTAGTTCCAAAGTGGTCTCTACAGTAATATAATATTCCTTCTTTTGGCTTGTAAAATACAAAACTGCCATGAAAGTCAGAAAATTCTACAAACTTATGCCCATATGTTTCAAATCCATGAGCTAAAAATGCTGTATCATTAGCAATGTTAGAATCATACATCTCGCCATTAAACACCATTATATTACCTTTCTTAGTTACAAATGGTTGAACTTGATGTTCTCCATTAATATCAAGTAATACATGCCCCATAGCAATTCTACTGTCTTTCCATATACCAGTATCATCGGGGCCTCGCATCTTCTGAGCTTCTATCATAGGCTCAATGCTAATTATATCACTTGTTACTACAAATCCACACATTAGTTTTCTAAAATTGATGTATCTATATCGTCTATATCTGGTAGCTTATCTGGATAAAATTCATCACAATCTACCGCAAAATTTATTTTTTCTTTCATTACTCTACTAGCTTGATGCTGAGAGATAATTGGGTCTGTTACTACACTCTTATGGTACTTTTCAATATAACACCATTCTGGAGGCAGTATTTCATATTCATATTTACCTGAGTTTAATACTTCACTAAGTATTTTTTGATCCCATACCATTCTATCTTCTTTTTGTCTATCTACCCATTCTTCTAATAATTTTTTTGATTCATTATTATTTGGAAAATACATTGTAGAACTAATTAATTCATGTACTAACTTCCAATGACTTTCTTCCGCTCTCCATGACATAATATAGAAATTTGGATAGTTTCTATTTATTTCATCTATAGGTATAGGTCTTTCTATTACTCCATCTGCATCAATCCATAGTAAATCTTCATTAAATTGATTTAAGCATTTCAAAATGTACTCTGGTTTTATACTAATGTTTTCTTCCCATTTACCAATAGGTAATAATTCTTCCATGTGTACACTATACCCAAACTTGTCTAAAGATTTCTTTAGAGGTTTAACTACTTCACTGTAGTCACTGGTATAGAAATTTACTATCCTACAATTTTCCATTCTAGTATTGAATCCTCTTGTATATCTTCCCATCTGTTAAATTCTATATCACAGACAAGTATTTTATCACTATCTAACTTACCTTTTAGTATATTTGGTATAGTCATAAACTTTTCACATAAAGTATATTCTCGTTCTATAATTCTGCCTGATTTTAGACTTTCAAAACGAATGAGTACAATATGATTTTGTAATTTTTGTTTTAATTTATTTATATCTTGCGCCATGTGTCTTTTTTCCTCTCTTCACAATATTCCCATATTTTCCATGGTATTCCTCTTTTGTATAAGATACCGCACCATCCCATGCCTTCTTGAGGAGGTCGTGCCTCCACAAAGGGGAATGGAACATCTTTAAGCCAGACAACTGATGCAATATCCTTTTTTTCCACTTTTCGTATCTTATGGTATTTAAGTGTTGCCGTTTCTGTCTTTTCATTATACCAATATACTCCTTCCGTATCTATAAAATGTTTACCCCTATGTTTCATCATACCTACATGGTCTTCCACCATATAACGTAACGGATAAAGACTCCGCATGGGAGTCTGTAATCTTCTCATACCTATCGTACTACCTGTCATATTTTTATCATCTACAACTTGGTCGCCTATGATAAGTAATCCATCTATTTCTTCAGGTTCATCTGAAAGAACATAAATTGGAAACCTCATTTCATTCCAAAGCCTCCATATAGTCTTTCTCTTTCTGCACCGTAAGTAGTGTCTAGACAAAACACTGCTAAATGAATTTCTTCACGAGTAACCCTAAAACCATAAACATTGTTCTGTAAATCAATGAGTGTTGCATGAAAATTAGTCATTTCATTATTTTCATATATACCGCAAGCTACTTCTTCTTTCTTTCTAGTCAAAGCATATAAATAGGCACACTTAGCACCTTTAGGAAAAGACATAGGGCCAGTAAAGTCAGGCCCTACAAATACAAATCTACTTATTACTTTACCAGGTATTTGTAATCCTGTTAAGGGAAAACTTGTTACATGCTTTTTCCAAAATACTTTGCTAGGATATCTACTATGAACATCCATAACTATTTTTTTCTCTTGTAAGAATCTGTCTATACTATGGTCGTCTTTAATATCTACATAGGTATAACATTCTGTCTTTTTCCCATAAGGTTCTCTTTCCCAGTACGATAATGCTTTATTCCAAAGCCACTCTGTGTCTGCTTCAAACTGTACTTCATACATTATATAACTTCTCAAACTTACCTAATGAATAGTCATCAGCAACATCGAAATCACAACCGATAGGAGCATCGGGTATTGATAGCCCTCTGTCTGCCTGTACAAACTGTTTAAGTTTTTCTGAATAATGTTCTATTTCATCTTCAGGAACTTCAGCAAGTATTGAGTCATGAACAAGAGCAAAGATTTTTGACTTCATTCCTGTTTCTCGAATGTATTTCTGTGTTTCTATTGCGCCCAACAGATTGATGTCAGAAGCAACAGATTGCACAAGAAAGTTAATGCCACTACGAACTTCGTGAGAAGCAATACCTTTGTCCTGTGAGAACACATTTGGGAGCCTTCGTTTACGACCAAAGTGGCTGTATAGGAACCCATTAGCTTGTGCAAACTTTTGCATGTCTGATAACCATCTCTTTAGATTTGGGAAAGCGGTAAAATAATCTTTAATTGTTTCATTTGCTTCTTGCACAGTAAATTCTTTACCACTATCCTTGGTAACCTGCCAACTAATCTTTGCTGGCCCAGCACCATACATAATACCGAAAGTCACAGCTTTTGCTTGTTGTCTCTTATCGCCATAAAGTTCGGCAACTTGTTCGACATCGCAAGGAAGTCGAAAAACTTGTTTCGCAATCGTACTATGGAAATTTCCACCAGATTGAAACACCCGCTGTAGCCCTTTATCATTAGCAAGTACAGCAGCACAATAAACTTCTGCTGTTGTTAAGTCCATGGCAACTATCTTATGACCCGCCTTTGCCTTGATACAACCCTTAACTGTGGGATTGTCTCTTGGAAGCTGTTGCATGTTTAGTTTACCACTAGATGATAGACGACCTGATGTTGTACCATGTAGGTTGAAACCAGTACGTAGTCTGCCATCTCTATCAAGATTCGGTATAATTTTGTCAAGATATGTATTTTTGATTTTTACTTTTTGACGAACTTCAAGAATATGTTTTGGTACTTCATGTTCTTCAGCAAGATTACCTAAGACTTCTGCGTCAGTTGACAATGCACCCGTTGCAGTTTTCTTATCAGATTTGAGTCCACAATAGTCAAACAACAAAGTTCGAAGTTGTAATGTACTGTTTGGATTGAATCCTTGATTATCTTGAATAAATCTTTTTACTTCAGGAATTCCTTCAAGTGCTGTCACAGCTGCATCGATATCTTCTTGCATACGCTTTTGTCCAAACTCTAAGCGAGCTTTGTCAAAAGGAACACCATTACTCTCTACATCTTTAAGGAATCTTACTCCTTCGATGAGTAGATTCTTATACACCCACATTAGCTTTTCATTCTTCTTCAAAGCACTTTCAAATTTTTCAAACAATAAGTAAGTAACTATAGCATCCATTGCAGCATAGTTCTGCATGACTTCAAATGGAACCATTGAATAATCAAAAGATTCTTTGAGTATTCCTGTTCTTCTTTTAAAATCTTGAATCCAGTTATCTAGTTCTGCTTCATAATCTCCGTAGTCAGTGTGTTTGATTGCAAGTGTTTTCAAGCCGTGTGTGCCTGGTCTTTCGTCAAACATATAATGCATAAGCATAGTATCTTCAAAGTTTGGAAACTCGAAGTTGAAATGGTACTCAAACCATTGTAAGTCAAATTTACTGTTGTGAAAAACTACTCGTTTCTTGTTAAATAGTTCTTGCATAAGAGCTTCTAGTTCTTCATCTATACACTCACAGTCAATATATACACCATGCTCAGGCTCATAAGACATAGAAAATCCAAGCATATAGCCGTCCCTACAATATAATGCAGAGGTCTCGGAGTCAAGTGCGATGAAATCATTTGGACTTTCAATCGCTGCCTTAACAAATTTAATTGCTGTTTCTGTGTCTTGTATGCCATAACATCTATCCTTAGGTATTCTCTTTTGTGTTAATTCTCCGCTTACATATCCCGTTATACTCTCGACGGCTTCCTCGAATGACTTCTTTGCTTCTGGTCGAAACTTTATCATTGCAGGATTGATTATTGCTAAAAACTTATCTTCAACTATTTTTCCATTGTACTCTGTTATTGATGTCTTTTTTGTAAAAAATTTAAAAGGCTCTGAGCCTACAAGAATGAGGTAATCGTACGCATCGATTTCGATTTCGATATCTACATCTTTTTTAAGAATTTTCTTTTTAGAACTATCACTACACAGAGCAAATCTATCATGCTCGAAATCAAAGTACTTATTAAAATTTGTACTTGATGGTATTGTTTCTATAAGTGCTACTGCTGCCATGGAGTATATCCTTTGCTTTCACAAGCATCAAAATATCTTTTTATGTGAACAGGGTTTCTATTCATATGTACCCATTCACCCAGTAACTCTACTATTCCCCAATCTTGCCAAGATTTAGAATTATAACTATTGGTTATTGTTAATAATTTACTACTTTGAGCTGGTGTTATTTCTACTTTATTTTCTAAATTAAAATTTAGTCTAAATTTATTTACACTAAATCGTCTATCAGATACAGGGCTTCCTGTCTCTTCTTGCCATTTCTTTCCTGCTTCGATTAATTGAGTAAGGTACTTTTGATACATTGTACCTATATCTTCAGTTTTTACACCAATAATTGATGCTCTTCTTCCTGCTGATTTTTCTTCTTCTACAGCTTCTACTGTTGCTTTTACTCCATTAATGATTCCTAACTTTTGTTTGGTAAATATTGATATAATTGTACTAGCCTCACTAGGAATCGCTGTGACTAATTCATTTTCTAAATTACTTAAAACTTGTAATGTCATGTCTTTCTCCTTATCCATACAGCTTTTCCTTTAAGCGTTGGATTTCATTATTACTTAAATTCCCAGGATCAACACTATCTCGTAATTTTACTACTCTTGCAGATAGTTCTAATTTTTCAGCAAGACTTTTTGCATTTTCTGCAGCTTGTCTACCTGCTTCGTCTCCATCAAACATAATGTCTATTCCTTGAACACCTTGTAATTTTAACAAACTAAGTTTAACCCAATTCACTTGTTGTGTTCCAAAGCAACATATTGCATTTTTGAGACCTTTATCCCATAAGTTAAGGGCATCAAATATGCCTTCTACTAATATTACTCTGTTTTGAATTGGTTTTACTTTAGCAGGACAAAAAGGCATCTCTACTCCACTAGGGTAGATATAATACTTGTTTGTCCCAAGTCCATCAATAGTTCGGCCTATTAAAGCCACTGTTTTTCCTGTGATATCTCGGATTGGAAAGATGATGCGGTTCTCGAACTTAGGAACATTCCAAGTGAATGCGTCCCATATCTGTAGAGTTTCCTCAGATATATTACGAAAACCGCCACCATGCCATGCCATACGGTCTTTTGGGAGTTGTATACCAATGGTTTCGCTTTTAACTTTTTGTATTTTTTCTTTTATTCTGTGCATACGAACTTCTAATGGAGAAGCTGGTGCGCCAAAATAAGTAAATAAGTTTCCTTTATATCCACATGAAAAACAATGGAATATGCCAGTTATTCTATCAACACGCAGCGAAGGGTTATTATCGTCATGCTCTGGATTCAGGCATTGTATTTTTGCATCCCTCCCCGAAAGGGTGAAGGTAATACCTTTGTCGATTAATAGTTCTTCAGCTGTCATTTATTCCTTATGTTTATCAAAATATATTATATTATAACAAAATTTTAACCTCATGTCAAGATATATTTTCTCTTTCCTTACCTTCATTTAAGTTTCTTGGCTGTAGCAAATTTGTGTTTGGCTAGATATTTTCCGACAGTTTTGCTGTTTTCTGTATTATTCGTCTCTCTTTCTTTTTCATCTACCCATTCATGTTGGCCGCCTTGTGCTTTTATTTTTCTTAATAACTTATTCGACATATTTTCAGGATATGCGTCAAATGCCAGACTTAATCTAGGAATCTTTGTATTATTTATAGGTACACTGTGCGGCATTGTAGAACTAAATAATGCTAATTGTCCTATTTTATTCTTTATTACTTTGTCTCCATACATAGTTCCTGTCCTTTCGTCTCCCCAAATGAAGATGTTTCCTACAGGAAAATGTACGCCTGTGTTTGTATGTGCATGACATGGTATTCCTTGGTTTGGTCTAAGTATGTTACCCCAGCACTGTACA